CGCGAACGGTCTGCAATGCTATATAGGAACATTGGCTACATGGATGGGTTGTTGCTGCATCACTGGCACGGGCCGAAGGCGGGCCGGCGCTACTGGGACAGGTGGAAGATCCTGACCGAAACAAAATTTGATCCCTCAAAAGATTTAATTCGGGAGGCAACGGGGTTGTTTGGGTTAAAACCCCAGCGTTATGAATTAAAACGGCTGCTGCGGGAATACTTCTTGCAGCGCAACGAAGATGCACCTTACTGAGGACGATGACATGACAGATGAAATGCGGATCGAAGCTGAAATTCAAGAGAAGGGTCTTAATGCTCCACGCCTTTCTCCGCAATTGATCGATTCGGTTATTATCGGAGAGGATTATTACGTTTTTCCTGGGACCGCACTTACCGTGTGTTGTTTGAAGTTGAGAAACGGCTTTACTGTTACTGGAGAAAGCGCGTCGGTAAGTCCTGAGAACTTTGATGCTGAACTGGGTAGAAAGATTGCCCGCAGCCACGCCAGGGATAAAATCTGGCAATTAGAGGGGTACGCGTTAGCCGAGCGATTATATATCAGCCGACAAGCGTAACCGTACAGCAACCTGTAGGAGTAAACAGTATGACCAAACGAGTTAAGCTAACGCTGGATATTTTTTCCGAAGGAAGCGACAAGCCTGAATTTACCTGCCCAGTATACTGGAATAATTGTGATCACGGAGACGTGACCGCGATTCAAGATGCCGTGATCGGCGCCTTGCTAAGGCTTGTTGATGCGGGTTATGTTGCTGCTGTTGAAGACGGCTTTTTAACGCAAGAGCAGGTTGACGCGCTAAAAGTGGTTTTCCGTCGGTAAACAATAGGAGAGCAATAATGTGTTTTGAATGGTGCAATAATGCGTTTTGAATGGTTCGTTGCCACATTACTTGCTCTCCTCGTTATGTCTAACGTAATAACGACTTGGCTAATACACTCGGAAAATTGCCCCACCCCACAATGGAATATGCTAAAATGAACGCCGAGAAACTTGCACTCGAATCCCGCCGGGCACCCGCCTTGGCCGCGCTGCGTGCTCGTTTCGCAAAGCAAACTACCCCACCTCTCCTGCGCGAAACTGTATGCCTTTCAACAGCCCCGTTTGCTTCGAGTCGTCTAACGGGAACAAAAGCTAGAGGACTTGCTTACGAGAGAAAAGTTGGTAAATTCCTTAAGGCCCACTGTGATAAAATGGGGTGGGAATTACTCGATCATCAATGGTTTGTTTACTCGAACGGGATTGAAACAAAATACTTCCAGCCAGACTTCATTATTACCCGGCCCGGCCAAGATGGGCTTTTAGTTGAGGTAAAACTAACTTACGTTGACGCAACAGAACAATTAAAAAAATACACAAGGTATTTAGAAATTTTTGGTTTAACCTGTACCCCTATTACAATAGTTCGTAATTTAACTCCGGGCGCACAGTTTGTTGATAGTTTTGACAAAATCCTTCCCAACTCGGTACTACACTTATGGCTCTAGAAAACTCCACTGTGACTGTTCCGAATTGGCGTCGTAATCCAGTAACACTAACTCCGCCGGCTAGCGTGGAAGAGTTTGTTGCCCGTTCTAACCAGTACTTTTCTGAGTGCGTGGACTGCGATATTCGCCCTACACTTATTGGTTACGCTTTGGCCGTTGGCTTGCCCGGCCCGACTTCGTTAATCCGGCTGGGTCAGCGCGCCCCGGAACTTCGCTACGCCATCAGTCAATGTATGATGCGGGTTGCTGTTGAGTACGAAGAAATGATCGGTATGTCAAACCCATCTGGGCCGATTTTTATGCTAAAGAATATCCCAGATTTCGACCCTGAGGAGCCAGTTGGTGCCCCGCCCGTGCAATTCTTTAATGACAGAAAAGAGATTCTATTGCAATCCGCTGTGACCGGCGCGGCCCGTTCCGACTCCGAGCACGATAAAGAAGACCCAGTGGAAACATATCTCCGATTAATTCGCCAACGCGGGTACTTGCCGGAGGCAGAGGGTTTTAAACCAAATCCACTTCGGTCAACGGATAGAAACATTTACCCAACAGGCCGGCCTGCATTAACGATTTTAACCCAGGGTATCGAAGATGAGTGACTTTAACCCCGACCAATTCGATTGGGCTAAACCCGACTACAAGCCGGTCTTTGACTTTCGCTTAGAAGCTCTTACCCGACTACGCCAGAACCCCAGTTCAATGCGCCGGTTGATGGAATACTACAAAACCAACTGGGTAGATTTTATCAACGACTGGGGAATGACATATGACCCGCGTAGTCAAACCGAAAAATACACCCCGTTTATTCTATTCCCACGTCAGAAGGATTTTGTTAGGTGGGTATACGAGTCGTATCTGGAATCACGGCGCGGCCTGGGAGAAAAGTCCCGCGACGTAGGATTTACCTGGCTTTGCGCTGCGTGTGCTGCGTGTGTTTGGTTGTTTTATCCCTCGTCCGTTGTGGGATTTGGTAGTCGTAAAAAGGAGTTGGTAGACAATGGCGACCACGATCCAGACTCTATTTTCTGGAAAGTCCGTACTTTTATTGATCACTTACCTCTTGAGTTCCTACCACCTAACCACGAGTCCGGCCGGAAGTGGGGAACGGTTCCAAACCTGGCAAATAATTCTGTAATTAAAGGCGAGATTGGTGATGAAATTGGTCGTGGGGGCCGGGCCGGGATTTATTTCGTAGATGAGTTCGCTCATTTAGAACATCCTGACATGGCCGAGTCGGCGTTGTCGGCGAATACGAATTGCCGAATTTATATCTCAACTGTTAATGGGGTTGGGAATTTATTTTATAAATTACGCCACTTTTTGCCAAAGGAGCAAATCTTTATATTTGATTGGACCGACGATCCAAGAAAACGCCAAAACCCACATTTACCGCCTGAAGAAGAGCTCTGGTACAAAAAACAAAAGATCGAGTTACTCCCCACTACATTGGCTTCTCAGGTAGACCGTAGTTATACAGCGTCAGTTGCGAATACGTTAGTAAGTCATGAGAAAATTAAGCAAGCGATAATGCGCCCGCCGGGTTCTATCGATCAGCCTCCGTCAACTCCGTGGCGGATTGGTGTAGACGCGGCTGGGCAAGGCAACGACGAGATTGTAATCTGGGCGCGCCGGGGCAGGCTTTCGATCGAGCCTGAGACATACCGTAAATTAGACGGTATACAACTTGCAACTATCATCGAATATAAAGCCAAGCGTTTATTAAACACCGGCCCGGTTGAGCTTATTGCGATAGAGCGAGACGGGCCGGGCGGATCTGCGGCAGATCAGCTTAAATATGGCGTATTTAGTTCAATAACAGTAGCCGTACATACTGGCGCAAAGCTGGCAGATGGTAGGCATTATAATCTCCGAGCCTATTTACACTCACAAGCCACCGAATACATTGAAGATCTCGAAATTTCCCTTCCAAACAACCAAACTTTTGTAACCCAGGCTACTGCAATTCAAGGCACTTACAAGGGCGGATTGTTGTTAATTGAGTCTAAAGAAGAATACCGGGCTCGTTTTGCAACAGGCCGGTCAAAGATGGAGAAGGGGGCTTCTCGCTCACCCGACCATTGGGATGCGTTCGTTTTAACATTCGTTCCCACGCGGGCACGAGCGATTCAACCCCACGGCGGGAATTCAGAATTTAAACCTACTAAGGCCGGCTGGCGACCGCTTGACACTGTAATGGGATATTAAAATGCACATAGAGCTTCCCTTGTTTATTTTATATACTTTGTTTGGTGTGTCTGCATTTCTTGTGGTTTTTATCATTTTAGGGCTTGCCTATATCGGTTGGAATCTTGTTAAAATACTTCGGAGAAACTAATATGTATTCCCCTCGCAGCACACCAAGAGAAAAATGGCTAGACTCCCTTAAGCCGGGCGACAAGGTAATATTTACCTGGCACAAAAAAGAAAAGGTTATGCAGGTGCGAATGGTAAGGGAAGAAAAAATCTTTCTTGTTGATGAAAACAACCCTAAAATGGATTTGGCTAAGGGTGAGGTTGTGTGGCAAGAAACTGGAGACGCCCCGTTTGGTGAACGAATTGAGCCTATTGGTGAATTATGATTAAAATAGATAAAAAAATAATTGGTTATAGTGTGTCTCAAGATACGCTCGCGCCCGCAGTAGAAGTAATGCATGAATCCCTGGCCCGGCCGGATATGCTGCACGGCTCCAGTTATAAAATCAAAACCCCTTTATCCGACCACGCTCTTTACATTACGATTAATGATATTGTTTTGAATGCTGGCACCTGCCACGAGATGCGAAGACCGTTTGAAATCTTTATCAACTCAAAAGCAATGGACCACTTTCAATGGGTGGTTGCGTTAACGCGAATTATCTCAGCCGCGTTTCGTAAAGGTGGCGATTGCACGTTTTTAGTAGACGAGTTGTGCTCGGTCTTTGACCCTAAGGGTGGGTACTTCAAGAAAGGCGGCAAATACATGCCCTCGTTGGTGGCAGAAATTGGCGAAGTTATAGAACACCACCTGGTCGGGCTTGGTCTTTACGAACGAGATACTTCATTGGCCGTTGCAGCTCAAGTGATGCTAAAAGAAAAAACACTAAAAACAACGAATACTACCGGGCAGCTTTGTAATAAATGTGGTGATTACTCAGTTGTTTTACTGGATAATTGCTTAACTTGTACGTCCTGCGGGGCAAGTAAATGTGGGTAATACTATGACTCCCCAAATCAAAGCAGCAGTTAAGCGTGGAAAAACCTGCGCCCCTCGCGGTGTCTCGACGAGGGCACTTGTTTTATTTTAGCAAAAGAAGTAGAGCGTTTGCATGAATTGCTTGAAATCGAGAAGAATAAGTTTATTCCCGTTGACTTTACACCACTTACACCCGGTTACGAAGTATCAAATCCGCTTTGGAATACTTATGGAGATTCTGTATGAATTTACCCGAGAATGAAAACCTAACTGCATTGGTTGCTGCATTTTGTGACGAAAGACGGCAGGCGATTAATGGAAGAAAGGATTTAGAGAATATTTGGAAAGCAGCCCGCAACCAATACAAAGGCATTGACGAAGCAAACACGCGGGGAACCTTGTATGAAAAAGGGGAGTCCCTAAACTCCTCTATTACCCCAATGCAGTCGAAGGCAGACAAAGATCGCTCAACCGTATTATTAAACATTACTCGCCCTTACACCAACGCCGGCACGGCCCGCGTAGCGGATATTTTACTGCCTACTGGAAAAATGCCTTGGGAGTTACGAGCCACGCCGGTTAGTGATTTGCAAACCGTAATGGGCGTTCTTAAGGATTACCCTGAGGTATTAATGCAGCTTCCAAACATCCTGCCTGATGTCACTAGAAAAATGCAGAACCCGGAAAGTGCAAAGGCAGCAATGGAGGTGGCCAGCCAAATTATAAAAGACTGGCTCAAAGAATCCGACTGGGCCGGCGTAGTGCGGAAGCAATTAATTGAGGCCGGCCTGGTTGGAACTGGTGTGCTTAAAGGACCATTTCCTCGCGAGCGAGTTGTTAGCATGGACGTGCAGAAAATCATCGATATTCTTCCGTTTATCGTTGATTCAATAACGCAAGAACTGTTAACGAAACAACTCGAAACAATGCTGCGCTACACACCGCGAATCGAGTGTATTAAGGTAGAGAACTGCTATCCTGATCCAGACTGCGGAACGGACATTCAAAACGGTAAGTTTTTCTTTGAGAAAATCCCGGAAGTAACAAAGCGGCAATTGCAAGATATGTTAAAGGACCCCAATTACTTTCCCGGCCCGATTAAGCTGGCGTTGGAGGAGGGTCCAAAGGATGAACTTACAGGGAATAAGGGTAGTTCTAAAAAGCCATATTGTCTCTGGATTAGAACCGGGGCCGTTGAGTGGAAGCAAGACGGTGAAGAGCGCTCGTTGGGGTTTGGTGTTGTAACTATGCTTAATGATCGGATTATTAAGTATTCTCAGTTCCCGCTGGAAAGCCAATCATTCCCCTACAGGATGTTGTGTTGGGAACCACGAGACAATTCCTGGGCCGGCATAGGGATTCCCGAGCAAATGGAAACGCCCCAGCGCGGGCTTACTGCATCGGTTCGTGCGTTGATGGACAACATGGGGTATAGTGTTGGGCCGCAGGTGTTGGAATTGGACGGAATAATCGAACCAATCGAGGGCGAAGACCACAACCTCCGTCCGTACAAACGGTGGAAAGTTAAATCCGGCCTGCCCGGCGTAGATGCAATGTCTGAAGCCAAAAATGCAATGGCGTTCTTAGAGTTTCCCAATTACTTAAACGAAATAATGCCGGTTATTCAGTTTTGGCTAAAAATGGCTGAGGACACAACCGGGTTAAGTTTGCTGTTGCAAGGCCAGGCTGTTACTGACGCGGTTGGCGTTTCACAACAGTTAATGAATAACTCAACAACTAACCTTAGATTAATTGTTAAGGAGTGGGATGATAAAGTTTGCAAACCACTCTTAACCGATTTTTACGAGTGGGTTCAACTATACGGTCCCGAAGACGCACAGGGCGATGCCGTTATAGAGCCGCTTGGTTCAACTACGCTGATTGTTAAAGAATTGCAGCAGCAGGCGTTATTGCAAATTGGCCAGCAGGTAGTTCAACCGATTTACGGAATATCTCCTAAGAAGTGGATGCAGACTTATTTGGAGGGCTTCCAAATTGACTTTGAGAATCTGGCTTTAACTGATGAAGAGCGACAGCAATTGGAGCAGGCCGCGCAACAGCCTGATCCAAAAGTTATCGTGGCTCAAATTGAAGCCGAAATGGAAAAATATAAGGCTGATATAAAGGCCCAAATTGAATCTGTCAAGACGGCATTGGATGCTCAATATAAGCAGTTATCTCTTGCTCAGGCGCAAGCAGAAGCTCAAGTTAAGTCTGACACGGCGCTGGTTCAAAAGGGGCTTGATGTAGAGCAACGGCTAAAGAGTGATAAAATAAAAGCCGGGCAGTCTGCGGGAAAAATGGACAGTACAGAAGGGACGGATAACATGCAAGAAATGCCCCCTGTAAAAGACATGCCTAATCCAGTGGATGTAAAATCGGCTCTTAGCGTACTGGGGCTTGAATGAAAGAGGTAAAAAATACGTTTATTCGCTGGGGTGATTCCTGGTATATTGATCCTGTACATCTTTTGCAATTCCTTGAGGAGCGTGCTAGTCTCCTCGGAGAGAAAATTGCTGTACCAGGAATCGATTACCCCACAACAGAGGGTCTTAGAGGTAGAAGGCTCGAATTACAAACCTTGATACAGCAAATAAAGGAACACTTAGATGGAAAATGAAGAGATTGAAAATATTGAAGGAGAGACTGAGGAAGGTTCTCCTGAAGTAACTCCATACTTGCGAGACCTATCTGAAGACGATGTTTACTCGCGTTTGCAAAGGGTCTCCGAGTTCCCCGATTACATTAACGGAATTGAATCTAAGTTTAATGGGAATTTTTCTCAAGTCCAGGAACGGCTGGCCGGGCTTGAAAAATCTTTGGGCTCACGCACTACGTTTAATGCGGATAAGCTCAAGAAAGTTTTAGAGGATTACGATCCGAAGCTTGCTGAGGTTCTGGTGCCGGCGCTAATGGAGGCGATTCAGGTCTCTCCGTTAGATGAAACAGCTCTTCGCCCACACTTGGACCCGATTTCGGATAGACTGACTAAGGAATTTGGTCAACAGTTGGTTTTATCAGTGTATTCGCCTGAAACGCTAGAGGAAATTATTCCTCCGGTGAAGGATGGCAAATTTGCGCCGGAAGGACAACGGCACAAAAATTTCATCGAATGGTATTCCCAGCAGGGCTACCAGACCCAACAGTCTCTTTTGAGCTTTGGCGCTCCCTACATCAACGCGATTCGCAAGTTTGAAGAGTGGGAGCGGAGTAGAAAACAGGATAAGGCGAAGGTGGCTGGTGATAAGTCGTCTCGCCTGGCGCAGGGGCAACTCCCGACTAGCCAAGCTAGAAGTACAAAAGGTGCCGGAGTGCAGTCCGCTGAGGACGCTTTCCGAGCTGCATTTGAAGAAGTTGCCTTAGAGGGTAGATGAACATGGCTGGTCAACTATACGGTACTCAGGCTGGTCGCCTTGAAAAATATAAAGGGCGAATTCTGGCCAAAGCTCAAACGAAGGAAATGCTGACGAAGTTGGGTGCGATGGAGCCATTTCCACAGAATGTTTCGCAAACGATTGAGTGGTTGCGGTTTTTGCCTTATGGCGGCGTTGATAATAACTGGATCGCCGCCGGTGGTGACACTGCGTTTATCAACAAGCACCTGATTCAGGAAGGCGTTACTCCTTCTCCCGACTCGATCTCGTGGACGACGTTCAATACCACTCTGCAAGAGATTGGTTGCCTGTACAGCTATTCCAACCGGATGCGGTACTTGCATGAAGAGGGTGCCGAAATCCCGCGTGAGATGGAAGACCAGGCCGCGACTCGTATCGCGCTGTGTCGGGAAATGATGGTGTACGGTGAATTGAAGTCTTGCACCAATATCTTCTATGGCGGCACTGGCACCTCTATTGCTACGGTCAACGGCCCGCCCACTAAGTCGCTGTTCCAGAATATTTCGCGGGCGCTGTTGGGCAAACACGCTACGACTATCAACAAGATGTTGAAGTCTGGTCCTGACTTTGGTATGCAGTCCGTTGCTGCTTCGTGGCCGGTCTATTGCCATACTGATATGGAAAAGACCTTTGAGAATATCGCAGGCTTTACCAAGGTTCAGGATTATGGTAGCATTCAGTTGCTTGATCCTGACTTTGAAATCGGCGCGATTGGCCGGTTCCGCATTATCGTTAATCCGATTTTGACCTACAAACCGGCTGGTGGAGCTGTCGTTGGTAATGCGGTTGCCGGGTTTACGCCTAAGTCCAATGCTGGCGTCAATATCGACGTTTACCCGCTTATTATCATGGGCAGGGGCATGGGTGGTGGTGATGCGTTTGGCCAGGTTCCGCTTCGCGGGTTTAACTCAGTTGACGCTAATCATTTCCCGCCCTCGGAGAAATCTAAGATTGATCCGCTGGGTCAGCGCGGTTATGTTAGTGCAATGACTTGGCAGGCACAGGCCGTTCTGAACGATGACTGGATGGCTCTGGCTTGGGTCGGTACTGAGGCTTAATGGTGGTAGGGGTTGAGGGGTGCAGTGATTATTCCTGTACCCCTCCTTTTTAGGAGGTGTTAAATGAAAGGTGTGCTTAACGAAGTTGCACGCTTTATCAGTGCCCCTGGTGCCGAAGCCATTAAGGCGTTGTTTTCCTCGAAGGGTTATGTTCCAGTTCCGCTTGGAGCTGTGACTCGTGAGGACGGTACTGCGCTGACTAAGCAGGCTACGACGGTGGCTGGATACTCGCAGCTTTCTGATAAAGAAACTGTGATTAACATTCCGGTAAACTGTACGGCTGGCGAAGAGCTTGGGTTTGTTATTCCCACTCCAATCGACATCGATACTAACTATCCTGTGGAAGTGCATGTGTTGGCCGGGAAAGCGGCTGATAACGACACGCTTACGCTGGATTGCGAAGTATTCCCTGTCGGGGCTGGTGATACGGGAAATGCTGATATTCAGTCTACTGCCGCTACTACGATCACCCAGGCGGCGTCTGAATTAAAGTTTACTTGCAGCACGTCTGGTATGCTTCCGCCTCCGGGCAGCTTGTCGGTTGTGCTTTTGCTCGGTGGAACGAATGACGGTGATGCAGTGTATATCTACAGTGTTTGGGTAGAGTATACCAAGCTCCTGCTTAACGCATAAGGTGAATCTCAATGGCTAATGCTTCTTATCTGAAACAATTCACGGATATTCAGGAAGGCACTAAGTACGCCTATGGTATCCGTACTGGTGTGCGGACTGCGGCGAACTTCACGATTAACCTCGGTTTTCGTCCAAAAAAGATTCGGGTTGTTAATCTGACTGACCGAATCGAGGCTACTCACTATGTAGACCCGGCTCCGGTTACTGGAAGTACGACTTACGGTTTGGATGCTGGTGCTAATGCGAAGTCGCTACTGACTGTTGCGGCTGGCACTCGTACCTATGCGGCAGCCGGCATTGCATTGACTACTGATGGAATGGGATTTACCGTTACAGTAGCCACGGCCAGTCTGGAAACTGATGATGACGATTGCATGTGGGAGTGCTGGGGCTAAGTAGAGAGTGTGCGCTGGTTGCAGTATTGGGCCGGCGCACTTGTAAATACAAAATGACGCGGTTATTTTGACCATACAAAACCCTTATCGAGATCACAACAAATGCCGACCTACACTTCAAAGAATGACCCTAAAGACCCTGTTTTGACGATTAAAACAGAGCAGTCAGAAGAAGATTCGCTTGAATCTCCTATTCAAATCGTTGAAAATGATAGCATCGACCAGTATGCCCGCGATCTTGCGTTTATGGCTGAGCCGGTTGAGGTTATGGTTTTGCCCAGCCAAAACAAAGACGACACTACCCGGCTGGTTACTATTTCGGTAAACGGAACCACTTATTATATGGTTCGCGGCGAGTGGCGTGTTGTTCCTCGTTTTGTTCTGGAAGTGCTTGTTAGAGCCAAGCGTGAATCATGGAATTTTGGATACCGCAAAGCAGCTGATGGTAGTACGTTTGAGACATCTAATGCTTATAATATTTTGCGGTTTCCGCATCACTACAGGGATAAAAATCCTCGTGGCCAAGCGTGGTACGACTCAATTAAGGATCAGGTAGCTTAAACAATGAATGTTTCAGAGATGATCGACAAGTTGCGAATTGCAATGGGCGATGATGTAGCTCCCTATGTTGTTTCGTCTCAAACACTCTTTCAATGGCTTTCTGATGCTTATTTGAGAATCCAATTAGAATACGACCAATGGAAGTTTTTTCATAAACGCGGCCTTATTTTGACTACACGGGCCGGCGTTGCAGAGTATAATTTACCGAATGTTAGAGAGATAAGCAAAGACTCGGTATACTGCAATAAGGTGGGGGAGTCTACACGACTCCCTTTATTTTATATGGAATACGAGGTTTGGGTTGCTGAAGAGCAAGTTAACCTGCAGCGGGCCGGCGATCCACTGTATTTTATACGACTGCCTAATGCAAAGTATCGAATTGAACCTGACCCCACAGCGGCTTGGGAAATTCGTGGAGATATTTGGTATAAAGCGGCTCCTTTTGATGCATTAGACGATGAGCCGATATGGGATGAAAAGTACCATAATTTGCTTGTTTGGGAAGCCTTAAAGGTTGCTTCGTTAGAATGGGCCGATAATAGTAAAGCACCACGAATGCAGGCAAATTTGGCAATAAACTTGCCGCCAATTCGTAGGGCTTTTAATTACGAGTACTTGCCTATTAAAGGCGGCGCGAGGGCTTTATTGTGACCACGGAAGAATTAATTGCTGCAATTCGCGTTAGACTAGACGACGTTTATACCTCCGATCCCCCACGAGTTTCTGACGATACTATTATCGAACAAGCGTCTTTGACACAAACAGAATTTGCACGCGCAACGCTGGTGTTATTTGAAGAAGCGGAAGCAGATGTAGAAGCTGATGTAGCCTGGGTTGATATTCCTAGTAACTTTTGCGTACTAAAGTCAGCCATATTAAATGGTTCCCAACTGCGCCCGGTTACTACAAGTGAGTTAGACTTTGGGTACTACTCATTTAATAATAATATCGAGAATAGCGGAAGGTTTGCTAATTGGCGAGCGGCTACTGGCGTGCCAATGTTTTTAGTAGTCGATATGTTTCCAGACAAAGCCCGGTTGGTTCCGTACTCGACTAAAGGTATTACTATAAGTTTAGAGGGTTATATTATCCCCCCTGCGTTAGCCTTAGAAATTCCTGCTGTTCCACCAAGTGATCCAACACCCGCAGTAAATCCAGTTATTCCTGAAATGTACCACGAGTTATTGCTGGTAGGTACATTAATGCGGTTGTTTGTGCTGTTTGATGTAGACGTGTTTAATTCAGAGAAAGCTCAAGTCTACAGAACACAATGGTATCAGGGACTGATTGAGGCGCAAAATAACTTACGAACCAGTCTTAGACGGCAAGTTAGAATAATGGACTTGCCTCGTGGATTTTCGTTTGATATGCCCAAAACACAACAGTCGGCAGGAACTAACGCTCAATGAACGTTAAGCCTATTCTTGACATCAAAACTAATGGTGCATAAATGGAAATTGCTCACGAATCAATTAAAAATACACCCGAACGGTTTAGTGAAAAAGGCTGTGACTTCTGCCAAGCTCCGGCATTGTTGGCCCGATTTAGGCTTATGGAGTCTGCTTATCATGAAGATATGGCAGAAGTTTATAAGCGATTGGATGAACTTGAGGAAAAGTGTCAAAATGCTTATGCCGGTGCAGAATGGTAAAATATCCTGTAATACAGCATGGAGCAACTCCGAGGCTGTTAAAGTTATTAGAGCTGATTATTGTTTTATGTACCGGGTTTACAGTGTTTATTTTGGTGTTGCTGATATTTCGATTATTGAATGTTTTGCTGGGATTTAATTGAGGAATAAAATAATGGACCTGACCGGCCTTGGTAGCATTTTCGACTTTGGGGCCGCCGTTCTTAATCGAGTATGGCCAGATGCGAACGAAGCTGAAAAAGCTAAGATGGCGGTGTTTCTGGCACAGCTAGACGCAGAAGCCAAAGCGCAACAGGCCCAAATTGCTGTCAATCAGGCCGAGGCAGCGAATCCAAACTGGTTCGTTGCTGGATGGCGCCCGGCGTGTGGTTGGGTGTGCGTACTAGCGCTCGCCTACCAATACACTATCTATCCACTCCTTTTGTGGTTAGTCGCGTTCTGGCCTAATCTGACGGCACCAAAGCCAGTCGTATCAGACATTCTCATGGAGTTGTTGTTCGGTCTGCTTGGTTTGGGTACAATGCGAAGCTGGGAGAAGTGGAAGGGTGTAGCAAAATGAGGGAAGTGATAACCGATGGTGCTGGAATGGGTGAATCACACGACGAACACTATATCGTAGTTCCACGCTATGGGAAAAAACCACTAGATTATTCGCTTGCCCATGCCCATCTCGATAATATTCACTATGCAATGGGAAACATATTTGGGCTTCCAGCATGGGGAAGGGCACGCGATGTTATGAGAGAAATTTTAAAGGAAAACGGGTCTATTCCACCTTTCCATGTTGCGATCAATTCAGCTATACAAATCATTATGCCAGAATTTATATTGGTTCCAATTCCCGTTCTTATTTGCTTGCTGAATTTTGCATGGATTTGGGTTACGTTCTCGAATCAAAAAATAATTCACGATGAGTAAGCCTACATGAACGTACCGAATGAAACTGATAATGCTGTCCTACAAATAAATCGTCTCCGCGCCGGAGATTGCAAATGAGCGAGTGCGATTTCCGCGATTTGGCCTTGCGGCGCCGGGCCGACGATAGGGAGCTACTGGATGGACTCGCAGAAACCCGACATCGAGTCGATATTCTTGAAAAGACGCTGGACGGGAAGTTGCGGCAGGCCATCGACGAGGCTATGGATCAGGCCGTTCATCAGGTTTTTTCCAATCTAGGCGTCAACGTGGACGATCCGACCGATTTGCAGCGGTTTCGCGACAATCTACAATTCGGTGGCGTCTTTCGCTATGCGGTGGAACGGAGCTTTTATGCCATGCTCGCCACCATTGCCGGGGCGCTCGGACTGGCGATTTGGGGTGTTTTCAAATAAAAGTTAGGAATCAAATGAAAAATTTTCTTATGGCCGTGCTGTTTGCCATGGTCGGCGCGATGGTCGCACACCAGTACATGGAATGGAAGAGATTGAACAACGTCATGCAGACCTTCATGGCCGCCGGGCCGCGATTTACGGCGGATGATGGTCGCGTACTGTGTGAACGAATCCGTCACCTGGAAACCGCCGAATTCGGCCGCGCTCAGGGCGGCTGCAAATAAATTGATCCTGCGATAGGAGCTTATCCGTGGCTGTATCCGTACACCCAGCATCTCCGTGGGGAAAGACGACTCGGCGCAGTCGCGTCGAATACCGCTGCGATTATATTGATAGCGTAACCGGGAGAATCATAAACGAGGTGTTGTATTTCGCCAGCGATCCCGATGCGACGGCGCTGGCCGCTGTAGTGGAAGATCGTCGCGTCGAAGTTCGAAAACGGCTGATCGACGATGAGGAACAAACAAACGGAGAAAATTTAGTTTCCGACTCGGGCATTGCGATGACCTTTCTATACACCGATATGGACAAGATGCGAAAGGTCATCAAGAAGTTTTATAAGCAGGAAACCGGCCTGCGGATGGAGCGGGCTGCTCGCTGGCTCGATCAGAATTGTACCGATGCCCAGCTTCAAACGGCATTCAACTATGCCACGCTGCAAAAAGCGGTCGATTTGCGAGTGAAACTTAAGAAGAAGGTCGAGAAATTGACCGCGTGGGAACTGAAGCGCGATCAGGAAAAAGCGGCTGAAGCGGCCGCCAACGTCGAAGCGAGCGAGGGCTGATATGGCCGCCTATACCGCCGTCGTCACCGGAAACTACAACGCCAATAACACCTGGGGCGATCCTGCTGAAGAGTGTGTCACCAACGGAAGTTTTGCGTCCGATACAGGTTGGACAAAAAGCGCCGGCTCGGTGACGATTGCTGGCGGCGTGCTGGTGTTCACGAACGCTGCCAGCGGGGCCAATGCCTCGCCGCCGCCGACGCTGACCAAGCGCATTCAGTCCGGTCGGATTTACACGACCACTTATACCGTATCAGGGCTGTCCGGATCTGAGGCGGTCAAAATTGGGCTTGGAGGGACGTTCGGAACCGTACGAACCGCCGATGGAACTTATACGGAGGACGTTACGGCGGGATCGGACGGGACGATAAAGCTCCAATCCAATTTCTCCAGTACTACCTGTACGTTTGATAACGTATCGGTGATGGTCAAGACGGCGGGCTATCCGTCTGCTGCCGGCGACACGTTCACCATCCCTAGCGACGTGACCGTGACCGTCAACTCTCAGGAATCCAACGATCTCGGCGCCGCTACGGTCAACGGCATTTTATCGTTCGCGACGAACGCCAACTCGCGGCTGTATTTCGGCAACGTAATCATGACGGTCGGCGCGACCGGAACGCTGAAGATGGGAACGACTGGCGCCGCGATTCCATCGAGTTATACCGCCGAACTTTATTTCAATACGACCAGAGAAAATTTACAAGGGATTACAGTCAGTGCGGGCGGACAACTATTAGTAGAAGGCGACCCCGCCTATTACGGTTCGGATTTCGACACAACGCTGAGTGCCAACTGGGCGAGCGGACAGTCGTTTACCACAACCGACGACATGAGCGCGAAATGGGCAGTTGGGCAAAAGATTCTCGTCCATAAGAACGCGCTGTATTCTGCTTATAATACGGATGTTGTGATGTATACCATCGCCTCAATATCAGGAACGACGGTCACGATTTCTGAAGCGGCTCCCAGCTTGACATTCAACGCCGGTGGTTTGGTGCTCAACGTATCGCGTAACGTCGTCATCGGAAAAAAATCGGCCACATGGGACGCATCCACCCTAAATTCAAATACTATTAAAATTGCCTTTTCCACCTCGGGTGCTTGCACGATAAAATACGCGAGAATCACCGGATGTAATTATGGAATACGAAATCCTGGATTCTCGACGACTCTCTCTGGCTGCGTTCTCTCAAATCAAGCCCGCGCGATGTACTCGTCATCGGCAGCGCATACCGTCACCGATTGCATCGCGCACGGAATGTCAAGTGC